AATGCTTAAGATTTGGATTATGTGTAAAACTATCTTTCACATCTGCTTGTAATCTGCAAGTATGATATAAATATCCTATACTTGCAGGATTTTTTGGTAATAATCTCGTAAAAATTACAGCTAAAAATGTACCTAAATCAGAAGCAGTCAAATATTTTTTAGAATTCCAACATTTTGCTTGTAATCCATGATAAACTCCGTTATTATCTAATGCTAACCCATCTAATCCATATTCTCTAATATTATTCTTATCTTCTTCCAATCTTTCTTTTCTTTTTAGTCGGTGAGTATTGTAATTAGTGATAAATCCAGAAGCAAATAAATCTTCTTCAGGAATAAATTTCCAATGCCAAACAGATTGTTCTGTATTGTTTCGATGATAATCACAAATTTGAAATTCGTATTCTTCAAATTCTTGCATTTTGATCATATTTATAAAATAAATTCTTTTTAAATTATTTTTTTTCAAATAATCTTATATTTTTTTTGTTCTGATATATTCTTTATTACCAAGATTTATGGCGTGATCCATTGAATACAGGGAATAATTATGATTTATTTAGAGAAATATGCAGCATATTTCACATAATTTTTTAAATTGCTTTTATAAAAAATATTTTAATTATCACAAACACAATAATCAACCCATTTAAATTCACTTGACATTAATTTTCCATATTCTTCTCTAACATTAAAAACATTCACTGGTTTTTGTTGTTCCTTTACTGGGGCATAATTTTTCTCTGCTCTATTTGCAAAATCATTTGGTTTACCTCTAAATTGATTTCGCTGATTGTTATAATTATTTCTATTATCATTATTTCTGCTGTCATTATATTGCCTTTGTTCGCCCCACTGTTTTTTTTCCGTCCATTCTGATGCACCTAATTCTTGTCCACTCGAGAAATCCTTTTTATAACGATTTTTGTTGTCTTTATTACGACCCCATCCTCTTGAACCTCCGTCCTGAAAATTACGAGAATTATTCATACAATTATAAATAAAATTATTTTTAAATAGTTTAAAAAACTAATAATAATATAAAGATAATAATGATTTGTGGTCGTTGTAGTAAAATTTATTATAAAAAATCATATTATGATAAACATTTACGGAAAAATGACTGTATCAAAAATACTTTAACAGTAGTGAAGCCCAAAATTGCTAAAGAAAGTGAAGAAGATTTTATAGATATTGACGAAGAAATAGAAAAAGTCGCTTTAAAACATTTAAAACCCCAAACACCGAAAGGATCAATTGATATATTAAATGATGGAATAGATAACATTATTTCAAAAGTTTTTATGAATAATGATGGAGATGATATTGAAGAAATTAAATTATTGAAAAAACAGCTTGACCAATTTAAAATTGAAATTGATTTATTAAAAGAAAGAGTTTCAATATTGGAGAAAAATGATGTCCAAAATATAACCCAAGAAAATACTATTCAACCCAATATCTTAGATAGTATAAAGATAATTAGAAAAGAGAAAGTCATTGTTGATGATAATTTCGCATTAAATATGTTAATGAACAGAAGTCCAAGTTTTGATGCGGAATTGTTGAATAAAATTTATTTAGAGGGGGTAAAGAAGGAATTTCAGGCGATAAAGAAGAGTAAGAAGAGTGATTGTATATATTGGAATGGTAGTGATTGGATGGAGGATGCTAATGGAAATAATATAAAATCTATTTTTGCGCATAATTTGAAAAAGATATATACAAAAGTTAATGTGATGGAAGAAATGTCAATATCAAATAATGATTATTTGTTGAATCAGGCTTATATTAATTCATTAGGCAATAAGAAATATCAGGCGCATTTATATTATATATTTATGGAAACATATTTATAGCGTTAGGATATAAAAGTAATTTTCCATATTTAATTAAAAATATGGAATTTGTTTTGCCGAAGAAAGTGCGTGATTTTTTTTATGATAGGTTAATTAAAAATCAAGTCGAAAAATTTATTTCTATCAACAAAAATAATATTTCAAAAAAAAGTTTTTGTCCAATTCTAATCAACTCTTTCAATTCATATTTATCAAGATTTTTAATCGAGGAAATATTTAAAATTATTACTCCAGGTGAAAAAAATATTACCTCTAATATCGAAAATAAACTCAACTCCAATAAAAATATTTCATTTAATGTCAAAATATCCAAAAACCATATTGAAATAAGCCCCGGGGAATACGGAATTAATGATCGTACTATTGTTAGTGAATATATTAATGAAGTATCTTCGATGAATAATATTGTGAATGGAAATAAGAAGAATATTATTGTATGGAATATTGACAAAATAGGAAATATTGCATTTGAGTCTTTGCATAATATTATAAAGACGAATGAAGATACTGCGAATTTTATATGTGTAACACAGAGTTTAAATAAGATTGATAGATCAATTTTTGGATCTGTAACATTATTGAATATAGAGAATCCAGATAGAAATTTTTATTTGGATTTTTTTAGGGAATTCAATGATGATTTTAAGATACAGGATAATTCAGTGGATGAAATTTTGGATAATATAAAATTGGGATACATAGAATATAATTTTAATAGTTTTCTTAAAAACATTGGAATTTTTTATAATTTCAATTTAGATAAAACCGATAATTTCGAAAATAGTTTCATAAAATTTATTGAAATATTATATTTAAAAATTACGACGAAAAATCGCATAAGTGATACTTTTATTGAAGAAATCAGAAATTTGTTGTATGATTTATACGTTTATCATTTTAGTTATGAGGATATTATAAATTTGTTTATAGATTTTTGTTCGAATGATGATAGTATTAAGGAGGAGAATAAGTTGAAGATTTTGGATATGGCCTGTTATTTTAATTTAACATCAGGAAAGGGAAACAAACAGATAATTCATTTGGAGGCATTTTTGTATAATTTTATAAACATTTATTTTTATGGAGATTTAGTTAATAATTTTGGGAAGAAGATTGATAAAAAACCTTTAGTGATTGAAAAAGTAAAGAAACTACGTAAAACTAAGGCTTAAAAATTATGTGATAAATAAGGAAAATGAATAATCAAGAAAATCCATATAATATTCTGGGAGTTGAAAAAAATGCATCTGACGATGAAATAAAAAAAGCATATAGAAAACTTGCTATTAAATTTCACCCAGATAAAAACCCTGAAAATCCACAAGAAGCAGAAATTGAATTTAAAAAAATAGCAGGCGCATATGCAATTTTGTCAGATCCGGTGAAGAGGAAAAATTATGATTTGGGTATACCATCAAATTTTGGGGATGCATTTGGGGGTAATTTTGATCCATTTTCGATATTTAATACTTTTTTCCAGAATCAAAATTTGGATTCATTTATAAATGATTTTTTTTCGGGGCAATCAGGGAATGCCTTTGCAGGGGCTTTTGATGATATAATGGGTGGTCCTGATATTAAATTCACAATTCATACTTTTACAAAAATGCCAGAAATGGGAAATATGGAAGGTATAAATTTTTTTGATTTGAGTAAGAAAATTGGTGAAAATATTGAGAAAATGGGAAAAGTTCAGGAAAAACTTAATAAATTCTCAAATATACCATCTAAAAATTATGGTGATAATTTGGAGATAGAGATGAAGAAGAAAGTTGATAAATTGGAGAAGGAAAATGATAAACTGCATCATCGTATTGAATTATTAAAAAATTATAAACAGAAGAAGAAATTTGAGAATATTGAAAAAAGATTAATGATACCAATTGAAGATTTAATTGAAAAAAAATCAAAGAAAATTAAATTTATACGCTATATCAAAAATGAGGGAGATAAAAGTTATGTAATGGAGGAGGTGAAATATTTATTTAATTTAGAGAGTGATTTAACAAAACTTGTTTATATTTTTTCTGGAGAGGGTCATAGAGATTATAATTATGAAGAACCAGGAGATTTGATTATTCGATTACAAGTTTATAACAATGTTATAAGATATAATAATTTAAAAGAAATTTTGGTTGTACCAATTTCATATAGGCGTTTGAAGAAGAAGATGAAAGATGGGAAAAATATATTAAATATTGCTGAAAATCTTTTAGAATTATCAGAAAAACTTGAAGATAATAGGATAATTATTTATAAAAAAATTGTTTTAATTTTGACGGATAAGATTGGTGAGGTTTATAGGCATTGGAAAATTGAGAGTGGTGATGGAGAAAAGATGGAATCTGAGAGTGATATAAGAGAGAATTGGGAAATGATTTTTAATTATTTATAATTTTTTTATATATTATTTATATAAAATGCAGAATAATGATTTTAAAAATGTAGATTTTATTGATATGTACTTTGATTATATAAAAAATTATCAGAGATCAATTAAATTATTTGAAAAAAAAGAATTTGAACCGATTGAGAAAGAAGAATTGATCCGTTTATTTAAGAGATCTCCTTTTTTATCACAAGATTTAGGAGATAAGTTAGAAAAAAAAATTTTATCAGAACATATACGTGATTATATATATAAATTAGATCTTAGTCAAGGAACTATTTTTTTCCATTTTGTTACTGATAAAAATATTAAAACAATTAATAAACTTGCAAAATATTATTTTTTTGTTTTATTTTTACGATTAAACTATAATAATGTTTATAAAAGATTAAATTTTCCGGAACATGTTTACATAAATATTGTTGCACTTGATGAGCCAAAAAGAATATCAGTTCCGATTACGATAGATGATATAAATAGTGCGTCGACAATAATATTTGAAAATTTGTATGGCGGACCAATTTTTATATGGAGGGAGGATGAGTTAGAGAAGGTAATAATACATGAGACATTGCATAGTATGCATTATGATTGGGATTTAACGACACAAAAGATGAATGGAAATATTTTAAAAATTGCAAATAATATTAATGGTGGAAGAGATTTGTCAGTAAATGAGGCATATACTGAATTATGTGCGAGTTTTTTAAGGGCATTGTTTGAGTTGGGTGATAGACAAATGGATAAAAGAACTGCAAAGAAAAAGTTGAAGGATGTTTTGGAAAAGGAGTTGAAACATTCTTTCGAAAATTGTGGAAAATTATTATTTAAATATGAAATCGATGATTTTTCAAAATTAATTAGTGGGGAATGTAATTACAAACAAGAAGCAAATGCATTTAGTTATATTATTGTAAAAACTGGATTACTATGGTCAATTTTGGAAAATTGTAAGAGTAGAATTGATAAGCATACGGATAAGTTAAAATGTTTAGAGGATTTTTTGGGATTAGGTTTTTGGGGATCAATTGGGGGAGATTATCAGAGGTTGGTGGAGGAAATTTTAGAGAATGAATCATTTATAAATTTAGTAAATAAAAATATCAAGAAAAAAGTGGGAAGACCCGAGAATTTGTTTTTTACAATATTTTAATATATTTTTCATAAATATGGAAAAAGTTTATGAAGAATTGATTAAAATGATCGCAAGTCGACATACAGAAGTTGGAAATTGGCAAAAAAGAAGAATACCCACAATTTATTACATCGGAATGCAGAAATGTGCAAGTACTGCCCTAAAATTTGGTTTCCCAGATCATAGTGTTGCACATTGGCATTGTCGAGAACACTTCGAAAGAATATACAAAACAAAATTACTCTCCAAATACAATATCGATCTTTACGATATTATTTTATATATTGGTAACAAATTTAAATTTAAACCATTAATTATTGAATGTATTAGAGAACCTGTTGCGGTGACTCTTTCACTTGCTGTTCAACATTTAAAATTATTTAGACCTGGATGTAGATGTGGTTTATGTCACTGGAAAAAACATAATAGGAGACTTGATGAAAATTTTATTAAAACAGTTAAGAAAACAATTAATGTAAATGATTGGTATAGTTGGATACAATCCATTCCAAATTGGAAAAAGTTTTTCAACAAGAATGTGATTGATATTTTTAACAAAAAAACGAGAAATATATATTGTGAACTTGAAAAAGTTAAATTATTATTTTTTAGGTTTGAAGAGGTTGGACTTAGACCTGAATTGTTCAAAATAATTAATTATAGATATCGAGAAAATAATTTAAACACAACCGAAAACGATAAAAGTGTTGCCCATGTTTATCAATATATTAAAGATAAAATTACTTTTACAGAAGAGGAGTTAGACATTATTTATAGTGATTATCGTGTAAGAAATTTTTATAATGAAAAAGAATGTACGATATTTAAGGATAAATTTTTAAGAAGAAAAACGGAAATTTCTTTACCAGTAATTGAAACTAAAGAAATTGAAGAAGTTAATGAAATACCGACAGATATTCCTGTTGATATCCCAGTTGAATTTCAGGATGATGATATTAACACCTTTCAACCAGATTATAATATTGATAATTCACAAAATGAAAATGGTGAAGATGTCTTCTTACAAAATATTAAAGAAAAATTATCAGATAAAATCAAAGAAAAAGCAGAATATTTAGAAGATGAATTCATAAACACAATGGTTGAACATATAATGTTAATTGTTAAACAGGAAAATATATCAATTATACCAGATAATACTATTCAAGATAATATACAAGAAAATGAAAATGAAAATTCAAATGAGATGAACCAGGAATCAATAAATGAATGTGTTGAAAATGGAATAATTGAAAATAAGGATGAATCAAATTATAAGGAAAATTTGAATGAAACAAATTTAGAAACATTAAATGAGAATGTTGAAAATAATGATGATGATTTTATAGAAAATAACCTTATCAATGATTTTCTTGATGAATTAATTGATGATGGTATTTTGGATAATGAAATAATTGAAAAAATAGAAGCTTTATAATTCAGAAAATTATTTTTATAGAAATATATAATAACATTCTTATTGTTATTATACTCAAATGGGTATTAAAAATTTAAATACTATACTCAAAACAATTGATGAATTCCCAGAAATTAAAATACAGCAATTGGGGTATTCAGTAGTTGGAGTAGATTTTTCATTATTTATTTATAGATTTATGTATAATCGCAATAATCCTTTTGAATGCTTTTTAAAACAATTAACACTCTTTTTTAATTACAATATTTTACCGGTTTATGTTTTCGATGGAATAGCGCCGGAGGAAAAAAATGACCTTTTAAATAAAAGAGCAAATAGACGCGATAAAAATGCTGAAGAATTAAATAAATTAATTGAATTAAAAAACATTGGTATGGAAAATTTGGATGATGACATAGATAAATTGGAGAAGAGATGTGTTAATATTCCCAGAGATATTTACCAAAATTTAATTTATTTTTTTGACATATGTGGACTTCCTATAATTCAAGAAAACTACGAATCTGATTGGATACTCGCAAAACTCAGTCAAAATAAACTTATCGATCTTATTCTCTCCGAAGACTCCGATATTTTCGTGCATGGTGGTCTCAACCTAATGAAAAAATTTTCCCTTAACAATGAAAGCACAACTGTCTATGACCTTAACACCATATTAAAAAAACTGGATATTAATCACAAACAATTCATCGATCTCTGCATACTCTGCGGCTGCGATTACTGCCCAAAAATAAAAAATCTTAACGCAATTAAAGCATACGAACTCATAAAAGAATGCCAATCTATCGAAGAAATTATCTTAAATAATCCATCTCTCTCAATAGATATGCAAACTATTCAAGCAGCAAGAAATGTATTCGAAAAAAAAATATGCCCATTACTCCTCGAAAAATTATCAAATAAAATAATAAAAAAAAAATTTCAATATGAAAATATCGAAAGATTTTTAAATAAAAATATCGACAGAAAATACCTAATCCAACCATTCATACGGTCCTGTCGAAAATTTCTATATAAATAAATGCTTTATGTACTTCTGCAAATTAAAACATTTATAATCAGAAAAACCATCTTTATCCGGCTTCTTATCAATCTGCTCCAAAGGCAACAATATCTTCTTTAAAGCATCATCCTGCGTAAAATACTGCTTCTTCTTCTTCTGTAATCCCATGTCCCTAATATACCTATTAATAATCTTCGTCGCCGATGGCCTATTAATCATCCCCTCCTCATCCATCGGCTCAAACTTCGATTCCTCCTTTGCCTCCTCCTCACTCACAATTGTATTTATTATCTCCATCACCTCTGGCCTCTTAAAAAAATCCATCAACTCCTTCCTCACCTTCGTCTTCTTCGCAAAACCAGACGGTTCCCTCTCCTTCTTCTCACCATCCCCTCCAACCTTCCTCACTCCCCTCACCCTCTGATTCTTCCTCAAATGCCTTATAAACTTCACCACCTCCTTCTCATAATGCCTCATATCATTCTCAATGTTCTTTATATTCACCCTCAAATTATACAATGACATCATAATCGTCTGCGCTTCCACATTCAACTCACTTATCTTCAATAAATCACTACTATCATCATTCACTAATCCTTCCTCCACCTCACTCATTGACATTCTATACCATATTATGGTATAATCTTTTTAAATCGATTTCAAAAAAAAATATGATAATTATATTTTTAGTGAAAATAAAATATTATAGAAAGTAATGAAAGACCCAGACATTATGATTGGAAAAATTATTATGGGATTTATATTATTTCTTCTTCTTATCATTCCCTACTATTACATCATTAATTACATCAGATTAGTATCCCAATGTGAAAATATACCTTCTCTTCCACCCATCCAAACTTCCAAAAAATGGAAAATTATTCTTATCATTCTCGGTGTTATCGTTCTTCTCTCCTGTTTAGCCGCACAAGCAATGAACCATTCCTACCCAATCTCAAAATTCAAATTAAAATCAGAATTCTAAAAAACCATTCTATATCTAATGTAATAATCCATATTTTCCATCTTTATATCAGGTAAATTAAACTCATCATCCTCTCCCTCCCCCAGTGCTTTATATAAATCATAAAAATCACTTCGTTTCACTCTTTTCCCATCACATTTAACCCAACTCTCCAAAAATTTATCACTCATCTTCACCTTATCCCAATATCCCCTTATCTCACCTATCTCACTCATCCTCTCACCATTCACCTCCAACCGATTTACCCTCAAATTACCCTTGAACTCAGCATCTCCACGCACCAACATCTCCATATTCACCTCCATCTTTTGTCCAGTTCCTTCCTCCCCAAATCTCACACTAGACATAAACTCCACCACACCATCCCTCCTCTTCGGTATCATATAATTCTGATTCAAACCCAAATTTAAAGTCTCACCCAAATTAACTACCTGTGTGCACGTAAAAACTGGGTCTGATGATATCTTTATAAATGGTAATCTTATCTTCTCATTCGTTATCGTCCCATCCTTTAATTTACCAGTGGTCACACAACCCTCACACAACTTACTCTCCGTTATTATCCCCTCCATCAACTTATTCCCCTTTATCGAAAAATTCACCAAATGTTTATCCTCCACACAACTCACCCCCAAATGCTGCGACTGAATAGCCCCTTTCCTTATCGCCAAACCTCCGACACAACCCTCCCCAAAATGCCTCTCATGTATAACTTTCTCTCCAATCTTACTCATATCCACACAACCATCATCCAAATGTACTCCCTTCACACTCCCATCATTTATATGCCAATCCATTATACATTTCCTCACAATATGTCTATCCGTCACACTCTGATCTTTCAAATGACTTCCTCCAATCGCATCCTCCTCAATATGCAACCCTCCTATTATATTCATCATCAAATGCTCCTTCCCTATCACCTTCTCCTTCAAATGCTCCCCCATCACGATTCTTCCATTCAAATGCCGAGCCTCTATAATCTTGTCGTTCAAATGCAACGACTTTATCACATTATTACTCAAATGTTCAGACAAAATAATTTTCTCCCTCAAATTCTTACTATCCACTATCTTCTCCTCCAAATGATTGCCACCAATCTGCCCATCACTTATATGTTCACCCATAATACACCCCTTCGTTAAATGTTTCTGCATAATTATAGCAGGTTTTAATGTCGTCACTCCTACACATTCATTGCCCAACTCCTTATCTGTTATTATGCCCGGAGAAAAATGATGATTCTTCAAAAATCCATCCTTCAAATGCATATCTCCGATAGACTTCGCCATTATATGATGCGTATTTACCACCTTATTTCCCAAATGCGATCCTTCAATCTGCCCTTCTCCAATATGCCGAGATTCTATCGCAGCATTAGAGATATTTTCTTTAGTAATGCAATTCGCTGCCAAAAAAATATTCTGAATTGATTTGTCCCTCAACCTGAACCTGTCCTTCTCCTCAAAAATATTAACATCATATTTCAAACAAATCTCCTTCCCACTTTTTACAATAGATCCCTTATATTCCAAAGACTCGATGCCATTAATCTGCACAAAACTTATTCCATCTTCTTTATCAAAAATAAAATATTCAGATTGTCCATATCTTCCTTCTTTCACGCATACTTTTGCTGGTGCCTGAATATTACTTACATTCCTTAAACGTAAATGAATCCTCCCATCAACTTCCTCCACCCTCATTATCTCCAACAACTCTATTCTCTGTCGCATCATTATAAACAAATACTTCTTCTCTTTCATATCTCCAATATTTCTCTGCAAAATTAATTCAGTAAAATCTTCCTTATCATTAATCAATCCATCTCCTTCCATAAAAAGAAAATCACTTACATAATAATTTTGCAATCCTTGACACATTTGATCCACATATTTTTTCGTTGCAACTTCGTTATTAAATATGGGATCACTAACATTTTTAATGGTAAAACGATTTTTATTTCCATCTGGAAAAATAATATCTCCATTAATTTTTAAGTTGGCTATTGATAAATCTTCAAGATGGATTGGATCATAACTTTCACTATGCAATTTCTCCAATCTAAAATCCCTTGTTTCAACATTATAATAAAAATGCGTCTCCATATTATTATTTTTAAACGTCAAGGGACAATTTATTTTAATTTTATCAACTGATGTTAGATCAACTTTTTCTTCTTTCTTTTCTTCAATTATCTCTTGAGCTCCAGAAAATTTTATCCATTTTTCACCATCAAATCCCTCAAAACTATTTTCCCAGAATCGTATGGCACCCGGCTTTTTCTTACCAATATTCTCCGTCAAATGCAAACCTCCATCCACTTTTAACTCATCCATCACAAATAATTTCTTTTCCACCAAAACATCTCCCCCAACTTCCAATGTCTTCCTGGGATTTATTTTATTTATTCCTATCCTATTTCCTTCTGTATATAACACCCCATCACTATGATGCCAAAAATTATCTTTTGTAAAACTCACCCATTCATCTCCATTATATCCCATAAATTGACCATCACGAAAAGATAGTGTCCCGATTTTTTTTTGATTAGTAGGACCGACTATAATAGAACCTAAAAAATAGGATTGTTTTTTGAATACGGAACCGCCTTCGACGATTAATGGTGCTAAATCTAAACTACGAACTTCTTGGTCATTAGCAATATGAATTTTATTGTATTTTTTAGATTCTAAAAATGAATTTTGATACATTTTTAAAATAAATATTAAAATTGTTTTAAGCTTTTTACGGATCAAAACTTCACAGTTCTATCATCCAAATTTCCAAACATATCACTCAATTTATCCACATTATAATTCGCATTCCTCAACTCCTCAATCTGATTATTCAAAACCAAAACCTTTTCTCCCAATCTATCCCTTATCTTCATAAATAATTCGTCCTCAACTTCTCCAATCTCCATCACCATATCCTTCATACATGATAATACCGCCCCAATTTGATTTGGTATCCAAGAAATAATTGGTGTACCACCAGTTGCCACTGCATATTTTGTATTTTTCATAATATAATTTGTGACAAAGTGGAAATGTCCGGATCTGAAAAAATAAACTTGTTCAACAATCGCCAACAATAATATCTTTTCCTCTAATGAAAGATTTTCCTTAAATTTCGGCGACTCATTTTCCAGATCAATAAAATATTCCTGCACACATTTCGGCCGATAATTCCTTAAATCCAGCAAATACCGTGTCAACATATTATCTGGATAATATTTTATAATTCCTGTGAAAATATCCAAAGATGGAATTATATTATCTTGAGCACCTGTCTGCCCCCTATATTTTCTCTTTTCTTCTCCACATCCCTCATATACCACTCCCTCCCCAAAAATATCAGTATTTCCCTCAATTCCCATAATAAATGCCCGGAAATCATTATAATTCTTCGGATTACTCGCTTTCCACATAGTCCTCCTTCTCTCATTCATTTCCCTTATCGTCTCCAATACTTTTCTCAATCCATTCAAATGATCTCCTCCAATTGTCTCCATAATTCCTTCTACCAACTTTGGCGAAACCTCATTGATATAAACGTGATTCATTATAAATCCCACCTCATCCTGTCCACCCGTAAAACTACAAGCCATTTTCAAATTATCCCAATGCAAAGTTCCATCCTGATTTATTTTAACATAATTTCCCAAAGAATACCCATAATGATAATCCATCCATGGAGTAACTTTCAATTTATCACTGACTGCCACCAATGGCATGGCCAATTGTTTGGGTAAAATTTGATGAGCCTTTCCATATTTTCCATCAGAATCCTTATTGAAATGTGCCGGTGCTAATAAATATGCACTTGTCAAAAAACAATATGCACGAAATAAAGCCTGAAGAACTCTCTTATCATCCTCCACCTTAACTAATTCGACCATATTATCTAAAGTTGCAATTGCATATTCAATTAATCCACTTTCCTTTAATAAAGATTTGTCTAAGTCATTGATAAGAATTTGAACATTTTTATATTTTTCAGGAAGTTGATGTAGAGGTTCGAAAATTGGAAGAAAACCGTGTTTGGATGATACTGAAAAAATTCCATCTGAATATTCTTCTTTCATTATTAATAATTAATTATAATATATTTTCTTTAAATATATTATGAATCCTCCAAATGTCGCTGGAAATTGGGCTGTTGAAGAAAATTATGTAAGTGATAATAATACCATCTTCACTCCAACCAAAATAACTTACACTACCAAATTTGAACAAAACGGACGTTTTGTATCCAGTAAATTTGGAAATATTAAATTCCTTGGCGTCTGGAAATTTAACTGCAAATCTGGATGGGAACTTTACATAATTTCAGATGATGACGATAATGACACATTTATTTTATCTCCATTATGCGTTAAGAAAAATATTGTTAACAAAATGGATTATATCAATTTTGAAGCCGGCCAAAGTAGAACAAATCCTAGACAAATCGCACAAGTTGCTTATGCAACCTGGAAACGTATTTAGATGTAATAAGTATATGGACCAAATCCACATACCTTCACATCCTTCTTTAAAGGTTCCCCATCAAACGCCGTATTCTTTCTTTCTCCCTTTACTTCCCAATTAAATCTACAGACTTTATTATAAGTGTTATCCAAATAAACTCTTATCATATTTTTCGATTCAAATATTTCTCCTCCCAATCTAAAAAATGGCTCACCAATTACTGTCAACTGCAATGTCGACGATCCCGGTTGCACCAATTCCCCATAAAAATCCGGCAAATCCACATCCACATATTTACGTCCGATTTCAATAATATTTACACCACGATAAAATACATCTGCAGTTGCTCCTTCCAAACAGGCATGCACCAAATATCGATCCTCAATCGTCGGATGTTGAATTGTAAAATTCTTCACTGATACCTTTTTCTTTGTCAACATACTTCCATCATTA